ATGGACAAGAATTTGCTTGAATACGAGTTCAAAAGAAAAGGTTATAACGTCGGTAAATTCTGCGAAAAGTTGGGCATTAGCGAAGCAACCTATTACCGTAAAACCTCTGGAAAATCAGAGTTTTCAAGGGCAGAGATAGAGCGCATTATGGACCTATTAGAGCTAGACTCACCAACACCAATTTTTTTTACCCGTTAAGTTGCCTAATAAGCAACATTTGGAAAGAAAGGAGAAAACGTGAACGAATTACAAATTTTTAAAAACAGCGACTTTGGAGAAGTCAGAACGATGGTTATTGATGGCGAACCGTGGTTTGTTGGAAAAGATGTAGCAGTTGTGCTCGGATACCAAAACAGTAGTCGAGATATAAACAGACATGTAGACGAAGAAGATAGGCAAAACTACCAAAACGGTACTTTTGACAGTCCGAGAGGCATGACTGTTATCAACGAATCAGGTCTTTATAGCCTAATCCTGTCTAGCAAGCTGCCGAAAGCGAAAGAGTTTAAACGCTGGGTAACAACAGAGGTGCTACCAGCAATCAGGAGACACGGAGCATACATGACCGACCAGACACTAGAGGCGGCACTATCAAGCCCAGAATTCCTTATAAAGCTTGCAACAGAATTAAAGGACGCAAAGGATGCCAATAAAAAACTAGAGGTTGTAAACGCAAATTTAGCGGTAGAGAAGCAGATTATGCAGCCGAAGGCGGACTACTTCGACGAACTTGTAGACCGAAACTTGCTCACTAACTTTAGAGAGACGGCAAAGCAGCTTCATATCAAACAAAACGATTTTGTGTCATTTCTGATTGAAAAGAAGTACGTCTACAGAGACAAGAAAGGTAAGCTTATGCCTTACGCAGATAAAAACAAAGGGCTGTTTGAGGTAAAGGAGACCTTTAACGAAAAAACTCAGTGGAGCGGAACTCAAACCTTAATAACTCCTAAAGGAAGAGAGACATTCAGATTACTCTGTTTCAAAGAGTAAATGGAACGCAATAGAAAGGAGGTAGCGCATGGAATCATTAAAAATACTGGGGCAAGTACACACCTTAGAGGTTGTAGACGAAATCAGTCGAAGTGATCTTCTTAACGGAATGATTGATCACGATAACCAGATTATCTACATCAGAAAATCGCTTCCAACGGAGAAGAAAAAGGAAGTGTTACTACACGAAGTTATACACGGCATATCAGAGGCTCTAGACATGGACTTAAAAGAAAAAGCCGTACAGATGCTTGCACGCTCGCTGTACGACTTCTTGACTACCAATCAGATTATTTCTTCTTGGATGGTCTCTGCGAAAGAGCAGAACCCGCAGCAGTCTTAGATGACTTGCTAGTGCGTCCGTCTCTTAGCACTTTAGATGCAGCTGATGCTGCACGTTCAGAAGTAACTTTTGACTTCGACATTTTATCACCTCCTTTCGAGGTGAGTATATCACAAGGAGGTGCAACGTGAATAATAAGAAAAGATTTCCTCGTGTGAGAGCCTCGACTAAGGCGGCACACGAAATATATCACCAAAATACATATCTGCTGCCAAGAGACATCAAGGAACTATTCGACTGTGCACCTAGTACAGCCGGGAAGATTAAGCGAATCGTCCTTGCTGAAATGGCAGAGAGGAACGAGCGAATCTACTCCGACATCCCCGGGTTAATAGACAAAGATATTTTGTTTGAACTGGCAGGTCTAGATATCGCGAAGATAGATAGAAGTTATAGAGAGCTAATGAGGTACGAAAATGTTTAAGAGTATGAAAGAGTTGTTGAAGGAAGCGTGCAAGGAGAACGGAAATAAACCACTACAGGAAGTAATCGGATGTATTAGTTTTATAGGTTTAATTCCTGCACTATGGCTGCTCCTGTACGCAGCAGGGTGCAAGTAAGGAGGAGTAAAAGTGGAAAACAAAATAATCATATTAAGTGAAGAAGAACAAAACCCTTTTGCAAATGAGAGATTCAGCCGTAATGGTGGCGGATATCTGCAGCCACACTACAGATTCGAATACAAGGGAATCGTTGGTGATGTGTACGACAACAATTGTGGCGAATACGGAGAAGAATATCACGTCTGCTATAACGGACAACAGGCTGGATTTAGCAACAAAGACGGATGGGAGGATGCGTACACGACATTTACAGACGAGGAGTTTGTCGATGCATTTAACAAAGAATTTCCTTGTTATTACATAGGTTTAAAAGGAGAGTCAAATGATTGCTAAAACATTTATCGTCGGCGTGGTATTAGTTGGCATCACGCTGATCCTGACAGAGTTACACCGTTATCAGGTGTACAAAACTGATATAGAGAGGGAGGCAGAAGGAGATGAATAACTTAGGGCTCGATCCTAAACACATGAAGGAAAGTAGACTAGAACACTTCTTCAAGGACATACTCGGAACAGATAGGACAATTCCTAGAACGGAATGCGACTGGATAGATCCAAGAATTCCCAGTGACGAAGAGTTAGAAAAGGTCGTTGACGAGTACCTAGTAATCAAGCACGTATCTGTTCCAGACAGCGACCTAGCTTTTATGGAATAAAAAAGAGCGCAGACCGAAGTCACGCGCTCCCTAAAAAACTCAAACACATTATACAGGAGGACAAAGAAAATGGCAAAACTACAAGGCGATTTCAGAAAATTTATGAATAAAAACTACCTTGGTTCGTGGGACATCCCAGACGGCGACGACCTAATCGCAACGATTGATCACGTAGAGCAAGAACAAGTAGAGAATGCAAAGGGCAAGGAACTAAAGCTAACTATCCACTTCACCGATAGAGGGCTAAAACCTATGATTCTCAATTCAACCAACTCACAGCGAATCAGTAAGGTTGCTGGGACAACAAGAGTTGAGAAGTGGAGCGGAATCAGAATCGCAATCTACACTGAGAAGGTTAACGCGTTTGGCACGACCACCGATGCGCTCCGAATCAGAGACTATGCGCCTAAGAGCAAGGAATTGTTCTGCAACGAGTGTGGTGCGGAGATTGTCGGCTCGGGCAAGTACACAGCTAAAGCGATTGCGGAAAGAGCCAAGGTGAAGTATGGCGAATACCTCTGTATGGATTGTGCAATGGCTAGAGCGGAGAAGAGTGCCGAGCCAGAGCAGACCGAACCTACACAAGAAGAACAGACCGAGGAGGCATAGGCATGGAGCTAGCAAGAGAACAGTTTACAGAAGGATATGAGCAGGGCATGGCAGACGCAATGACGATCGCCAAGAATCACCCGGAGGCATTCGGTTCGATGTTCGCAGCCTCTACATGGAGGCACGTATCAGAACATAACCCTAGCATTACAGGGTATTACCTGGTTCAGACGGAACGAGAAGGAACACGCAATATCCGAATCGCAATGTATAGCGCAGAGGCGAAGAGATGGCTCGCTCAAGATGTAAAACATTGGGCGTATTTGCACCTATATAACGGAGATAACTAAAAGGAGTAAAAAAGATGAAAACAACAAAAATAAAGATTAGAAATCTATTCGGCATTACTGAAACGGAACTCGACGGAAAGAATGTCGAAGTTACAGGAAAAAATGGAGTTGGCAAGACCTCTATCATAGATGCGATTAAGTATGCACTAACGAATGACAGCGAACGAGACTACATTCTAAAAAAAGGAGAAACCGAGGGCGAAATCCTTATCGAAACTGATACAGGCCTTTATATTGACCGTAAAAAAAGAGCAAACCAAGCTGATTACAAGTCGATTAAAGACGGAGGTAAAGTAGTTAGCTCACCAGAGGCAATGTTAAAAACAATATTTACACCGTTACAGTTAGATCCAGTCAAGTTTATTCAACTATCAAAGAAAGAGCAGAACAGGGCAATTCTAAACTTAATCGAGTTCAATTGGGATTTGAATTGGATAAAGGAGCAGTTCGGAGAGATTCCGCCAGATGTTAACTATGAGCAGAACATTTTGCAAGTGCTCAACGACATACAGGCTGAAAACGGACACTATTTCCAAACTCGCCAGGATATCAATAGAGAATTGAGAAACAAGAAGGCTTTTGTGGAGGAAATTGCTGAAACAATTCCGTCGAACTACGAGGCTGAAAAGTGGGAAAACTACGACCTGGGAGACACTTACAAAAGAATTGAGAAAGCTAAAGAAATCAACTCTAGGATTGAAAGAGCGAAAATCTTCAAGGACTCATACGACAACAAGGTCAGAGGTTATGAGGCAGAGAAAGAAATTCAAGTGTCATCTGAACGAGAGAAAATTGCAACTGAAAGAGAGGAGCTCTCTTCGTCAATTGAACGAATGAAAGCGGAAATAAAGGCCGCAGAGGACAAATTGACAACTCTTGACGGTAAACTGACAGACAAAATCGAACTTGCAGAGAGTGCCTATAGAGAAAAGGTGGCGAAACTCGACTCTGACATGCAGGTAGCTGACGAATACATCAACAAAGAAAAAGTTGATACCTCCGCAGACGAAGAAGAGGTAAAAACTGCAGAAGAGATGAAAAAGCACCTTAATGAATTTTACAGGATGAAGAGACTGCAGGAAGAATGCGAGAAACTTGCAGATAAGTCTAATGGTTATACAGAAAAAATAGAGCTTGCAAGAGAACTCCCTGGCAAGATTCTTGAAATCGCGACAATCCCTGTAGAAGGGCTAACTGTGGAGGATGGAGTACCTCTAATCAATGGGTTGCCTATTTCGAACTTGTCTGAAGGCGAGAAACTTAACTTATGTGTAGACGTCGCATTGAGCAAACCAAACAATCTACAAATAATCTTGATTGATGGAGCAGAAAAGCTATCCGACGAAAATAGAGCGAAATTGTACGAAAAATGCAAGGCTAGCGGACTACAGTTCATTGCAACCAGAACGACTAACGGCGAAGACATGGAGGTTAATTATCTATGATTTTAACAGCAGAAAATTATTTCAGCCAAGAGGCGCAAATGCAGTACTTCGGAGTTTCGCAATTTAAGTCTTTTGAAAAATGCGAAAACTGTGCACTTGCAGAGCTTACAGGAAATTACGAGAGGGCGAAAACAACCGCCCTACTCGTCGGCTCGTATGTAGATGCTCACTTTGAAGGTACGCTTGATATCTTCAAAGCACAACACCCCGAGCTACTAAAAAAAGACGGAACACTTAAGTCTGACTATGTAAGGGCCGAGGAGATTATCAATCGAATCGAAAGCGATCCGCTCATGATGAAGTACCTAGAGGGTAACAAGCAAGTCATTATGTCGGCGAACCTTTTCGGTTACGACTGGAAAATCAAAATAGACGCATATGTTCCAGACGAGCGAATTGTGGACCTCAAAATCGTTAAGGACTTCGAGCCTATATATGACCCTCGTCTCGGAATGAAAGTGCCTTGGATTCAGTTCTGGGGCTACGACCTACAAGGAGCAATCTATCAGAGAGTTGAGCAGATTGCTGCAGGGCGAACCGAACCGCTACCGTTCTACATCGTAGCGGCAACGAAAGAGCCTACACCAGACATCGCAGTAATACATATACCGCAACACATGTTAGACGCAGCAATTAAGGCTCACGGAGTTGACGCGAAGATAGACCGATACGCACTAATTAAGTACGGTGATATTCAGCCTAGTAGGTGTGAGAGCTGTGACTACTGTAAGCAAACAAAGGTGTTAACAGCACCTACAGAGTACGAACTATATGAGGAGGACAACTAATGAATGTAATTGTAATCAAAGGACGACTGACGAGAGACCCAGAGCTCTCGTCGTTCAAGAACAGTAACGGAGATAACAGAGCCGTTTGTCGATTCTCTGTAGCAGTAAATCGAGATTATGGAGACGATGCGGACTTTTTCAACTGCTCAATCTTTGGAAAAAGAGCCGAGGTAATCGATAAGTACTTCTCTAAAGGCTCTGAAATCTTATGCCAAGGAAAAATGGAACAGAACAAGTACAAAGACAAAGACGGTAACGATCGCACAACTTGGAACTTGATTGTAAGGGACTTCGACTTCTGCGGTAAGAAATCGGACAACAATTGCGAACCGAAGGCAGACGGATTTGAGCAGATAGAGGAAGACGTTCCGTTTTAAGGGTGTGTTGTTATGAAATTCATAGATCTATTCTCAGGCGTAGGTGGATTTACGCGAGGGTTGGAATCTGCCGGCCATCAGTGCGTAGGGCATTGTGAGTTTGATAAATTCGCAGAAGCAAGCTATAGATCCATGCACACCATCACAGAAGAGCAGCGAACTCACCTTGAAACAATGACAAAACGAGAAAGACAAAAGGAGATCTTAAGAAGTGAATATCTCAACGGAGAATGGTACGCAAGAGATGTTCGAGCAGTTAACTCTACCAATATTCCAAGAGCAGACTGTTGGACGTTTGGAGCACCTTGTCAAGACTTCAGCATTGCAGGGAGAAGAGCAGGACTTGAAGGCGAGCGAAGCAGCCTTGTACGAGAGATTTTCAGAATTTTGGAAGAACTCAAAGAAGAAGATAAGCCCACATGGCTTATATACGAGAATGTTAAGGGAATGTTGTCTAGTAACAGAGGACTCGACTTCTTGTCAATCCTCTCTGAAATGGACAGATTGGGGTACGATGCAGAATGGCAAATTATCAACTCAAAATGGTTCGTTCCACAAAATAGGGAGCGTGTATACGCTATCGCACATCTTAGAACAAGACGTGCACGAAAAATATTTCCTGTCTCCGGAAATGGCGGAGCGAATAATTTCGAACTTGTAGGGGGCGGAGGTAGAGCACAGCATATAGGTTACGCTGTGGATAAGTCGAAGAATAACCCTAGAGAGATAGATATAGCTAATTGTATAAGTGCAAGAGGTGACAGAGGAATTTCCAACCGCAGAGCGGAGGGAACCGCTATAGCAATTCCAGTGCCTACTCCGTTTAGGCAAGAGAAGCGACAAAACGGAAGACGCTGCAAAGAGAATAACGAAGAAATATTCACGCTGACATCTCAAGATGAACATGGAGTCGCTATTGATATCAAAGCATTATCAAGTAGTACAAGAGGGCAGCCATTCCGACGAGGTTACGCTGCTACACTAGATCACAATTGCAATCAAGCAGTTATAGCAGAGAAAGCGGTGTGGAGTGAGAAATATAATTGCTATCTAGCGATCAGAAAACTAACGCCGAAAGAATGTTTTAGATTACAAGGCTGGTCAGATAATTACTTTGAAAAAGCAGAGTTTGTAAACAGTGATAGCCAACTGTACAAGCAAGCTGGAAACGGAGTAACTGTAAATGTAGTACAAGCCATAGGAGAGAAGATATGAAAGCGTACGAAAAAACAGAATGGAACGAACTCATTTTTAAAGAGCTAACACCAGATGATGAAGAGCACACAAAACATAAGTGGATGTACATAGTCATGAATTTACCAGAATATAACGAAGATGTAATCGTAACAGACGGAAGTAATGTATGGATAGATGCATTTGACGAAGCTATAAGTGGGGAAGTCTATTTGTCTGGCACGGGAGGGAATGTGGATGAAGTTACTGCATGGATGCCGCTGCCAAATCCATACAAGGGAGAATAACAAATGAGAGAAATAAAATTCAGAGCATGGGACAGAGAGCTTAAAGAGTGGACGAATTACTCAATCGACAATGTTAACGATAACCTTGTGGATTTTTACAACAAAGAGGCAGGGCTTTGGGAAAGTGACCGAGAGGGCGAGCGATTCGTTTTGAGCCAATATACAGGAATAAAAGATATAAGCGGGGTAGAAATATACGAAGGGGATATATTTATTGCCAGAAATTCTCATAATTGTAAATTTAAAGTGATATATGACGGAAGTCGATTTATTGGTGTGAATTATGATAGAGAACGGGTTTGTTACGTAGACAGTTGTTACAAAAACGGAAGTAGTCGTCTTGAAATCATTGGCAATATCTACGAAAACCCAGGACTACTAGAGGAGGTGCGCTAAATGTACCTACTAATCGATAGTCGTGAGAAACCGAAAGCAATCAGCAGCATACTGAACCACTTCGCAAAGAATAACGTCAAGTACGACGTTACGAAGCTCTACTTTGGCGATTATATGGACTACGCAAGACCGAGTCGAGTTGTAGACCGCAAACAGAACATTTCTGAATTAGCCATGAACTGTACACGCGATCACAAGCGGTTCAAGAGAGAGCTAGAGCGAGTTAAGGCGACTGGCAGCGAATTAATATTGCTCGTCGAACAGAACAGCTATAAAGACGGAGACAAGACAATCAAAGTCGAAAATATCGAAGACTTAATGCTCTGGACAGCCCCTAGAGGAGTGGTCAGAGGCGAGCAAGTGTACAGGGTCCTCGTGTCATGGTGTCACAAGTATCCGTTGCGAGTTGAATTCTGTCACAAAAAGAGTACAGGGCAGAGGATTTTAGAACTATTGGAGGAACAAGATGAGTAGGGCAAGGCTAGCTGAATTGATAAAAAACCGAATAGACTTGCAGTCCGTCATGGAGTATTACGGTACGCACTTCGAACGTACAGGCAACGCACTCTGCCCGTTCCACTCCGATAATCACCCTTCTTTATCAATTAAGAATGAGCGATATAAATGTTGGGCGTGCAATGCTAGCGGTGATATGTTCGACTTCGTTCAGAACCTTTACGGAGACACTTTTGTTGAGGCTGCGGAACGAATTAATCGAGATTTAAAATTAGGAATTGACACGAATTTAAAATCATCGCATCGAAGCAGAGCTTTAGATGCCGCACGACGGCGAAATTTGGCTCGTAGAGAGTTGAAAGAGGCACGAAGAGAGAAGATATTAGATCTCACAGAAAAACACCGCATAGCTTATTCTCGCGGCGATTATGAAGAAGCTGCGCGTCTCGAGGAGGTGCTAGATGATATCGTCGCATATGAGGATGAATTGGCAAGACAGCGAGCTACGTCTCGAGGAGGTGCTAGATGAATAATGAAATAAATACAACATTCGACCTAGCAGACTTCGCAGACGGAACCGTGTTCGAAGAGCTTGGATTACGCGACAGAACCGTTAGCGAGAGGGAAGTGCTACTAGTTCAGCTCAAGAAGGAGGCGAAAGAGCTCGGACTCGGAGCGAAAGCCTTTAACGCAATAGTCTCAGATTACTTGCGAGGCGAGGCGGTTTCGAGTGTAGGCTCAATCGCTGGATACGACAAGCCGACTAGGTGGGTGCTAACCAGTACAGGAGAGGTACAGAAGACCACTATGGAGCTTGCATGCAGTCACCCGATATATATATCAAAAAGATTTATCGACTGCCTTACAGGTGAAATAAAGCTCGAAATAACCTACTCGAGAGACTCGGAACTAGAACGACTACAATCGTTTATCGTTCCAAAGTCAAGAATCACATCATCGCAGAGCATTGTTGCCCTTGCAAACAAAGGTGTATCGGTATCGAGTACCAACGCAGCACTGTTAGTCAATTATCTACAAGACTTTGAAGACACGAATTTTGACAGAATTCCAGAGATTAAAAGTATCAATCGCTTCGGTTGGATTGGTAACGACTTCTCACCCTATGTGGACGGAATCGAATTCGACGCAGACGACAATTACCCAGAGCTAGAGCAATGCGTAACGAGACCGAGCGGAACTATAGAGGATTGGAAAGAGGTCGTTAAGACTGTCAGAAAGTCCAATAAGATAGCACCAAAAGTTGCACTAGCCGCCTCATTCGCATCAGTTTTGATAGAACCATTAGATGCACTACCGTTCTTCGTCCACTTCTGGGGCGCATCTGGAGGCGGTAAAACCGTATCGCTGATGATAGCTGCATCAGTATGGGGTAAACCTGATGTCGGATCATACATTAAGACGTTTAATTCGACCAAAGTCGCACAGGAGATACTAGCCTCTACCCTATACAGCATGCCTGTTATCTGCGACGAGTTACAGATAAAAACAGGAACGAGTGATAACTTCGACGGATTGATTTACGAACTGTGCGAAGGTTCTGGGAAGAGTAGGTCGAACAAGCAACTAGGCATTCAAGCCTCTAGGAATTGGCGAAACTGCTTTATATCAAGTGGAGAGCAGCCGATTACAGGCGAATTAAGTGGTGGTGGAGCGAAAAACAGAGTCTTTGAAATCGAGTGTCAAGACGACCTCTTCAACGACCCCATGAAAATAGTTGAGGCGGTCAAGGCAAACTACGGACACGCAGGACGAGAATTCGTAGAGGCACTAGATAGCAAGACACGGAAGAAGATTAAGACCGCACAGCAGTCAGTCTTTGCCGAATACAGCGAAAAGGGTTTCACCGATAAACAAGCCCTTGCTGCATCGATAGTAGTTGTGGCAGAGGCATTCTACAGCCAGATAATTCTAAACGAATCGCCTAGCTTTACAGCGGAAGACCTTGAGCCTTATATCGCAACACATGACGATGTATCACAAGACTTGAGGGCGGTTGAGTGGCTAAAAGGCTGGATTGTAAAGAACTGGAATAAGTTCGATGAAGATGCGCCAGAGATTTACGGGGTGGCGAGCACATTCAATACGGTTGATATTATAGCTCCTGTATTAAGGGAACATTGCCAAAAAGTAGGAGTTAACTATAAGAAGTTAGTATCGTATCTAGATAGACTCGGAGCTTTGAAAACAAACGGAGGTAGAAAAGACCGCCGAGTAAGGATAGGTGCAACATCACCGTGTTGTATATCAATACTAAAATCCTTCTTAGGTGAGGAAGATGATTAACTTGTTCGCAATGTTCGCAAAATGTTCGCAAAAATAAAAAGCCACTTGCGAACAAAGAAAACGTTGATATTTCAATAGTTATAAGTAATAAATATATACTTGTTCGCAATGTTCGCAAAAATATTTACACACTTATAGGTGATATAAAAAAACATTAAAAAATATATACGTATATAAGTGTGAGTAAAAAAGTTGCGAACAACTGCGAATTTGCGAACAGCCTTGATATTACTAGGCTACAGGCAAAAATGAACTGCGAACAGGCTGTGAACAACTGCGAACAAACTAGATTTAATAACAAATTAAATAATGTATTTAGTAATAAATAACAAAATAGCGAAATTACATAAGGAGGAGTCATGTTAATTAAACTAATAGCCTTAATGCTGCTAGGTGTAATAGCCCTAGTGCAGCACTACAGGGGCAACATAATAGCGGCTAATTGGCTGTACTTGGTGTTCGATGTAGGGGTGATATACCTGATCATCATTCCGCTACTGGATCTATTTATCGGACACAGGCAGGGGATGTACATAGCGGCAACGGTAATACTGGCGATAATAATTATTACGGATATGGAGGTGCAGAATGGCTAAATGGATATTAACCGCAGAAGAGTACGGTGCGTTCAGACACATAAAAGAGTATAAACCTATTCCAAATCCACACGGAGTAACGATAATCACAGAGCGCCAGGCAATCAGGCTGACTAGCGGCTGTAGGTGGGCGACTAGAGGACACTACGTATATGCAAGAGACCACAAGTTAATTAAATTCGACACACTGCGAGAGGCTCAGCGATATGCAGAGCAGATAGGAGGCACAGAATGATTAACGAAGATTTGAAATACATAGCCGACCACTATGGGCTAGAAGGACAGACAAAGAAGTGCGAGGAGGAGCTTAACGAGCTTATAGAGGCGCTGGGCGGTAGCAGCAATACACACGTTGTGGAAGAAATCGCCGACGTCGAGATTATGATCTCGCAAATTAAGTACTTGCGGGACATACCGGATGAGCAGGTTGATGTAATCAAGAAATACAAGATTCAGAGGCAGCTACAGCGAATCGAGAACGGAGATGGTGCCCAGCGTGTGAAATCCGCACAGGACACAATCAAGAATCCTAGCCACTATAAGCTTGACGGACTAGACATCGAGGCAATCGACGTCATAGAGGCTGTACTTGGTAAAGATGGTTTCAAAGCGCATTGTAGAGGCTGCGCACTTAAGTATTTGCTTAGAGCGGACAAAAAGAATCGCACAGAAGACCTTAAGAAGGCTAGAGTGTATCTGAACTGGGAGATTGACGATGATAACTAGAGAGGAACTGCTGCGTATTCCAAAACTACGCAGGCACATTAAGCGCAAGATGCAGCGTATTGAACTGTACGAGACTAGAGCAACTGGCGGAGCAATTGAGTACAAAGAGCGTGTACAATCAAGTGTGAACGACTCAGCTAGCGATTGCCTGAGTATGGCGGTTGACCTACAGGCAGAAGTCGAGCGAGATATAGATGAGCTGCATGTGCTAGTCGGTAAGGCTGCAAAACTAGCTGATTCGTTAAGTGATCCGTTGGAGAGGGATATCGTGTATGCGATATACGTGGGCGGTTTGCTTTGGAAAGAGGCGGCGGATAGGATGAATTATTCATATCAGAGGCTGTATCAAAAACATCAAGATATCCTCAAAAGATTAGAGGTCGTTTTACTTGATTAGAGGTACTATGTTGATTTATGATATACTCAAGCAAAGCTAGAGAGGGGGAGAATAGACCCCGCGGCACTGCTTGAAACAAATCCATTTAAAGTCAAACTTAATAAGGTGTTGCCCGGTACCAGTTGGTATCGGGTTTTCTTTTGTGATACAAACAGAGGTGACATTATGTTAATTCTTATGATTTTGGTTTATGTGCTGAATGAAAATCATGTTATAAATTTAAGTTCACCTAAGCTTATAATAACTGAAATTGTGCTAATGGTGTTATTTGCTGTGGAGCTAAAGGTGGCGCATCATTTTATTATAAAAAGCACGAGGTTTAAGAAACGTTAGATTTTGCAAAGAGAGTCCTTCGGGGCTCTTTTTTAATACTTACAAAACAAACAAAGGGAAGAGGTGAGGCTGAATGCCAAAGGCGAGGAATCCTAAAGCAGATGAAGCCGAGGCTCTATACAATAAAGGCTTTAAGCTGATAGAGATATCTAAACAGATGGAGTTACCAGAAGGCACTGTGAGGCGGTGGAAGAGTGTTTATAACTGGGATGGCGAACGTTCGAATAAAAAGAAAGCGAACGTTCGTAAAAGCAAAGGCGCACCTCGAGGCAATCAAAACGCAAAAGGTGCGGGTGCTCCTAAAAAGAATACCAACGCCGAGAAGTACGGATTTTTTTCAAAGTATCTTCCGCTAGAAACACTCGATATCGTACAGGCTGTCGAGCAGGCTAATCCGCTAGACCTATTGTGGCATCAGATTCAGATTGCTTATGCAGCCATTATCAGAGCGCAGAAGATCGCATACGTAAAAGATAAAGACGATAAGACGATCGAACGTGTAGAGGAACGAGACGGCAATGTGATTGGCGAAAAGTGGGATGTACAGCAGGCATGGGATAAGCAGAATAATTTCCTTAAGGCACAAGCAAGGGCGCAGGGTGAGCTACGTAGCTTAATAAAGCAGTATGACGAGATGCTACACCGTGATTGGGATATGGCGACAGAGGAGCAGAAATCAAGAGTTGAATATATTAAGTCAAAGACAGCTACTGTCAATAAAGCATTAACCGGAGAAGGGGCTATTGGTGGAAATATCACAGTTCAGTTTGTGGGGTATGATGACATTGAAGAGTAGAAAACGAGTTGATATCCCGAAGCTTGTAGGTAAGGGCTATGGCGAATTTTGGAAGTTCAAAGGGCGATATAGAGTTGTTAAGGGTTCCCGGGCCTCGAAGAAGTCAAAGACTACCGCACTATGGATTATCGCCTCAATGATGAGATATCCTGATGCCAATACCCTCGTGGTACGTAAAGTATTCAGAACGCTGCAGGATAGTTGCTACAGTGATTTGCAGTGGGCAGCTAATAGATTAGGTGTAACTGACAAGTGGGACTTTAAGATGTCTCCGCTAGAGGCGACCTATAAGCCTACGGGACAGAGAATACTATTTAGAGGACTTGATGATCCACTTAAGATTGCGTCTGTTGCGGTAAGTAAAGGTGTGCTATGTTGGTGCTGGATAGAAGAGGCATACGAGGTTATGACCGAGGGCGACTTCGATATGATAGACGAATCTATCAGAGGTGTTGTGCCAGATAACCTCTTCAAACAGATAACTTTGACATTTAACCCTTGGAACGAAAAGCACTGGTTAAAAGCTAGGTTCTTCGATGTAGAGGACTCCGACATATTGGCGCTAACGACTAACTACCTGTGTAATGAGTGGCTAGACGTTGCCGACAAAAGAACTTTCGAGCGAATGAGAGTTCGCAACCCTCGAAGATATGCAGTCGCTGGTCTCGGTGGTTGGGGAGTTGTAGAGGGTCTAGTTTATGAGAACTGGAAAGAGCAAGAGTTTACCCTCAAGGGGATACAGAATAAATACGACATAAAGTCAGCCTATGGTCTAGACTTCGGTTACACGAACGACCCGGCTGCCTTTTTTGATGGCTACATAGACACAGATGCTCGCAGGATATGGGTGTACGACGAGTTCTACAAAAAGGGGCTGTCGAACAGAGCTATACATCAAGAGATTAGCTCTATGGGACATGCTAAGGATCCCTTCGTTGCTGACGGTGCAGAGCCCAAGTCAATAGACGAGTTAAGGGGTTACGGACTGAATGTGCGTGGTTCTAAAAAGGGTAAAGACTCCATCAATTCGGGTGTGCAGTTTATCCAGGACTTCGAGATTATCATACATCCTAGGTGCGTGAACTTCTTAACCGAGATTAGTAATTATACCTGGGCAAAGGACAAGTTCGGTAAGAGTCTCAATAAGCCGATAGACGATTTCAACCACCTCATGGACGCTATGAGGTACGGGATTGAACCGCATATCGTTGATGATGAGATGACATATAACAGCGTAAGAGGAGGGCTGTAATGCGATACAAGATATCACGAGATACAGTTATGACGCCACAACTGTTGGCGAAGTACATTAACCTACACAAGAAGGATGTTAGCAAGAGGAATAGGGTACTGCAGGATGCATACGAGAACAAATACAAGATTTTCGGTGCTCCTAAGAAAGAGGATTACAAGCCAGACGTTAGGATTTCAGCAAATTTTGCAAAGTATTTGACGGACACATTCGTCGGGTTCTTCTGCGGTGTTCCTATCAAGATTAATTCAGATGATAGCGCAGTGGATGAGTACCTGGGAAGATTAAGCCTATACAACGACGAGGATAATCACAACCTCGAACTTGCTAAGGGTGCCGATATACACGGTGACTACCACGAACTGCTATATGTAGATGAAGATGCGGAGATTTGTTATACAGAGGTTAGCCCTCTTCAATCATTCTTTTTGGTGGACGACTCTATCCTTGAGCGACCACTATTTTTTATCCGCTATTACAAGGATAGCAACAAGATTGAGCGGGGGTCATGGTCTGATTCAACACATGTTCAGTACTTCACAAAGAACCCAAGTATAAAGTGGGACGACGATCCAGTACCTCATGGGTTCGACGGAGTGCCAGCTGTGGAGTATAGGGCGAATGCGGAGAGTATGGGACTGTACGAGTCGGTACTATCACAGATTGACGCATACAATAAGGCTCTCAGCGAGAAGGCTAACGACGTTGATTACTTCGCTGATGCGTACATGAAGATATTGGGTCCGAGGGTGGACGAGAAGACGATACCAGAGATTCGCAGGAACAGAATAATTAACTTTAGTGGTAATTATGGCGAAAACAAGGCAGATGTTGATTTCCTCCAAAAGCCTGAGGCAGACGACACGCAGGAGAATCTACTCGATAGACTAGAGAAACTCATATTTGCAACGTCGATGATTGCGAACATCTCCGACGAAAACTTCGCGGGGCAGGCATCGGGGGTAGCTCTTAAATATAAGCTACTCGCTATGCAGAACCTGGCGACGTTCAAAGCTCTTAAGTTCCAATCGGCGATGAACCGTAGATACAAACTCATCTTCTCGAATCCGCTATCGGGCATGAAAAGCGATGCGTGGGCGAAGATAGACTATCATTTCACCATGAACTATCCGGCTAATCTTGGTGATGAGGCGGAGATTGCAAAGAATCTCGAGGGTATTACCTCTAAGGAGACGCAACTCAAGACCTTATCAGTCGTTGATGATCCGAAAGCTGAGCTTGAGAAGATTAAGGCTGAGAACGAAGAGAGTGCAAGTCAGATGTTCGGTAACCTAGGAGGCGCAGGAGATGGCGACGAAGCTTAGCGAGTACTGGAGACAGCGAGAAGAGGAACAGCGCAAGCGGAACATCACCGACGAGGCTAAGTACGATAAGGTTGTCGATAGGATGTATAGAGAGTCGTTAGCGGACATCCAGAAGGAGATAGACGCGTTCTACGGTCGTTATGCAGCCAAGGAAGGTATCAGCATAGCGGATGCAAAAAAACGCGTTGATAAGCTCGATATAGAGGCATACGAGCGACTGGCAAAGAGGGTAGTTGCTGATAAGGATTTCAGCCCAGAGGCTAACCAAGCGATGAGGCTCTACAATCTGACTATGAAGGTCAATAGACTTGAGATGCTTAAGTCAATGATTGGAGTACACCTCGTTTCGTTATCCGATTCACTCGATAAGTATTACACCTCGAAGCTCGATAGCAACACTGCTGCCGAGATAAAGAGGCAAGCAGGCATTATGGGAGACACTATAGGTGTTAATGATAAGCAAGTTCACGCTATCGTTAATGCGTCGTTCCATAGCGCTCACTTCTCCGAGAGGATATGGGTTAATAACTCATACCTAAAGCAGAAGTTAGAGCAGTCGCTTCTAGCCTCTATGATTCGCGGAGAGCGTCCAGATTATAGGGCATTTAAGCGGATATTCGGCTCGTCGCTATATGAGGCAAAGAGGCTGTTACATACCGAACTTAAACGTTGCCGAACAGAGGCGGCTATGCAGCAGTATGATCGCAACGGTGTTGAGGAGTTCGAGTTCATGGCTTTGGGTCCTCACCCTTGCGAGTTTTGTACCGCTCTCAACGGTAAGCACTTCAAGGTTAAAGATTTCTTGCCGGGAGATAACGCACCGCCAATGCATCCACACTGCCGATGCTCTACAGCACCGTGGGTAGATGAAAAAGCCTATAATGACTGGCTTGACGCTAAAGCAGACGGAACATTCAGCGGAGGTCTTGATGATTGGAAGGATACATTAAGTTTTGGTAGGGGTTCTGGCAGCCCCGACATCAAGGAGGGCGAAACCAAGCACATAGGGAATGTGGATTTTTCTGATAAATCAAGGGTCATGAAAATACTTGATGCTGCTGAACGGAAGTTTGCGGGTGCTGATGTTGAGTGGGACGTAACAATTACATCTGACGGCAAGATTTGGGTAACAAAAGGTAGTGCTGGCGGTGTATCGCTTGCGGGAATAAGTAGTAATCGTAAGGGGGCATACTCCTATCATAACCATCTCGACACTGAGACAAATTACTCATTTAGTGGTGAAGACGTGGGGGGCTTTATAGGAAACAAAGAGAACTATATGGGAGCCTCGGATAGCACATATGCCTATAAGATGATGAGGCGTAATGACACTATTGATATGCCATACAGTGAGGTGTACCATAGATTCATAGAATTGCACAGAGAGGGTGCTAACAAAGCATCTATGATGGGTAAACTTGATATTGACGAAGATGGATATGATTATGTTATGCGATTAATGAGCAAAGAGTTGAGGTTTGATTATGAACGGAAGAGGAAGAGTTAATAAACATCATCCTGACTATCTAAATTATGTTGCCGATTATAAGAAACTGCACAGTGAGCTGATTTGCAAAGAGGATGAGCTTTTAAACCCATTCTTTTCAACGAAAACTCCTCCGAGTAACAATGTAGCAAGACAGATAGGGATGCTACATAAACAGTTCGGAAAGGATGTAAGAGCTTTACAAGATAGATACTCATATCTTTTTGAGAAATAATGGAACGTACTCGGGTGACCTTCGGGCCCCGGGTCTTTTTATTGAGGACACATTAATGATACAAATAAAAGTTAATAACTACTCTGTAGAGGTGAACGGTCATGCAGGATATATGCCACGTGGCTCGGACATCGTCTGCGCTGGTGTATCTGCCCTGTATCAGACGTTGGAGGAGTCAGCTAAGGTATTAACTGGCGGCGAATACGAAATCTCATCAGAGGCAGGATATGGGCGAATTTGCCCTATAGGAGAAGTGAGCGATGGGTACAAGTTACTCGTTAGCTCTTTTTTAATTGGCGTAAATGGGATTGCTGCTAGCTATCCCGATTATGTGATAGTCCATTCGGACTAGACCAAGCATTGATGTCGATAAAAGCAATGGAAGAGCCTAGGCGTGGCTGGCTATAAAAGCTACGGAAACGTTAAGCATTGTAACTATAAACACATGGAGGTAATTATGTACTACGAAGAGTTAAAACGATGGAATCAGCGTTGGAATCTGCAGAAGTTCGCAGAAGGCGGAGACGGAGAGGGAGACGCTAACGGAGGAGACGGAGGTAATTCCGGAGACGATTCTGCTGGTGACAACGATAAGAAGTATTCAGATGCGGACGTCAACAAGATTCTGAATAAGAAATTTGCTGAATGGGAGAAGAAACAGGCAAAGAAGATTTCAGAAGCAGAAAAACTTGCTAACATGACCGCAGAGGAACAGCTCAAATCACTACAGTCAGAGCTAGAGTCAATGAAGAAGGACAAGACTCGTAGCGAACTAGCAAGTGCTGCTAGAGGAATACTCGCTGAGTCAGACATCCAGGTTCCGGATAACTTAATCGCAAACCTTATAGGAGAGGATGCAGAAACAACAAAAGAGAACGTTGCAGCATTCTCCAAAGTGTTTAAGGCAGCGGTACAGGAAGGGGTTAAGGAAGCTCTTAAGGGCAAGACGCCACCATCGGGAGGCTCAAGCACGCTCACGAAAGAGGAAATTATGAAGGTAAAGAACCTCAAGGAGCGACAGAAGTTAATCAAAGAAAATATGCATTTATTTAAGGAGTAAGACTATGAACAAGAAATTTGAACTACAGAGATTTGCAGTAATCGAGAATACTACAGTTACAGGCGACCTAGAACCAGCCATCTCGATTGATCACACCAACAGACTCGTTGATAACATCACGAAGCTGCAGGAAGTACTCGGTATCACAGAGATGGAGCCAATGGCTGCTGGTACTAACATCAAGCAGTACGAGCTTAAGAAGGAGAACAGCCCAGAGCAGGTAGCAGAGGGCGAGGTTATCAACCTTACTAAGATTTCACGTAAACTTGTTAAGACTCACGAGCTCAAGCTCAACAAATACCGTAAACTAGTTACTGCTGAGGATATTCAGAAGTCCGGACACGACGCAGCAATCAACAAGACAGATGAGAAGCTTGTTAGCGAGGTTCGTAAGGATATCAAGAAGCAGTTCTTCACAATGCTAGGAACTGGCACAGGAACAGCTCCACAGGGTAAGAACCTACAGGAGGCACTGTCAGCAATCTGGGGCAAGCTACAGACAAGATTCGAGGATGTAGATGCTACTCCTGTTTTCTTCATCAACCCAGAGGATGTAGCGGAGTACCTAGGTAAAGCTGCAGTTACAATGCAGACAGCCTTCGGGTTCTCGTACGTTGTGAACTTCCTAGGACTAGGAACAGCAATCCTATCGTCTAATGTTACTAAGGGAGCGCCAATCGGAACTGCTACAGAGAACCTAAACGGTGCGTATGTGCCAGCTAACGGTGATGTTGCACAGGATTTCGGCCTAACATTCGACGAGAGCGGACTCGTGGGAATGTCTCACAACGTTGCATCTGACAGAGCATCGCTCGATACACTCATTATGTCCGGAGTAGTGTTCTACCCAGAAGAGGTTGACGGAGTAATCAAGGGCAAGATAGTACCTGGGGTATAAAGACAGGAGGTAAGTTATGTTTATCGTAATTAACGCGTTTCTAGATCTAAAGGATAGCGAGCACCTATATGAAGTAGGTGATGCGTATCCAAGAGAGGGACTTGAACCATCAGAGGAGCGCATTAAGGAACTTCTCGGGTCTGATAACCTACAGGGTCAGCCGATGATTAAGGCTGTTAAAACTGTTCCAGCAGACAAGAAGTCCGAAGAGGTGGCAGAGAGTGAACCGTCCAAGGAAGACGGCGAGGATGCTACCGAAGAAGTGACGGAGAAGTAGGAGGTCGATATGTCGGACAACGTAACTGTAATGTTGACTGGCACACTTGAGGAACAGAAGAAGGCTATTAAGGAACTAACAGAGGCGCGGCTAAAGTGGAAACTTGGCGGCGTCTCTAGCATTCCTGAACAGTTGTCCTACATCGTAACCGAGGTGTGTATATCGAGGTTCAACAAGATAGGTTCTGAAGGGCTCGCAAGTCACACCGTTGAGGGTGAATCGATGAGATGGTCTGATGACGATTTTGCGCCGTATGCAGGAGAGATACAGGACTATCTCAACGCGCAGAAAGAGTCGAACAGGGGCGTTATACGTTTTCTGTAAAGGGGGTAAGTTATGAGGTACGATACACTTATAAGCTTTGTAAAGTTCAGACGCGGTGATTATAATGCTGAGACTGGTAATTATGAGAAAGTATCCCCAGAGAAGACGGTTACACACGCAAGTGTGATGAATGCCGGGCAAGAGACGATGAGGCTCTTATATGGTGAGATAAGGCAAGGGTCACTAGTAGTGCAGATACAGGGGCATTTCGAGCAGCCTTTTGACCGCATCGAGATAGCTGGCAAAATGTACGCAGTTGACCAGCGGAGGCGATTAAGAACCAAGGAGACATTTATCGTGTCGGAGGTGCAGTAATGGGAACTAGTATCAAGATTGTTGGTCTTGACAAGCTAAATCGCAAACTTCGTAAAAATGCGACTCTTAACGACGTTAAAACTGTCGTATCGACTAACGGTAGTAGACTCGAGAGAGAAATCAAGGCTAACACCAAGGCGGCATACGTTAAGGGGTATTCGGAGCAAAATACCGCTGATAGTGTCAATGGTAATCCACTAGATGGCGGTATGAGTTACGAGGCTGGAATAGCTATGTCGTACAACCCCTATACGGAATTAGGTACTCGTTTCATGGAACCAGAACCCGTCGTAAAGCCAGCAATAGAGTCGGTGGGTGCTCAATTTGAGCGTGATATGAGGAGGTTAACAGAATGATAGATCCACAGCAGGAACTTTTCACTAAAGTAAAATTGGCGGCTGAGGCCGTAGTCGGGAAAGAAAACGTATATGATGGATTTTTGCCTCCAGAGGGCACGCCTTATCCGTTTATTTACCTTGGAGAGGCATATCAAGTGGATGATGCCAACAAGAGTGCTATATTCGGCACGGTGTCGCTAACGGTTCACGTGTGGCACAATTCGCCGGAGGAACGAGGCACTGTATCGAGCCTTATACTCAAGGTTAAAGAGGCGGCAATGAAGCTTTCAAGCGGACACTATGCGTGGGATTATCGCAACGGACAGACACGAATATTAACAGATAATACTACTAAGCAGCCACTACTTCACGGAGTAGTAGAGCTGCGTTTTCATTTTAGTTAGGAGGAATCATGAATAAGTTTAATTTACAGCAGTTCGCTGTTGCTGTATCGGGTAAGAAGATCGTATACCTATACCGTCTTCTCTCTAAAGCACAGAGCGAAACAGGCAGCCTATTGGCGTTTGTAACGGAAAACGGCCGCACGAAGTCAAGGGATGCCGATACAACTGCGACCAAGGACGGCAGCGTAAGGACACCGGGAGCTGTTGAGACAGAGATTACTTGCTCGTCTCTCATGGCAAAAGGTGACAAGATGATTGATAAGCTAGAGGGTGCACTTGATTCTAACGAGATTATCGAGATTTGGGAGGCAAACCTCGAAGAGCCAGGCACAGGAACTAATAAGTTCAAGGGGGCGTACTTCCAGGGATACCTCACAGAGTTTGAGAAGAACTCTAACGCTGACGAGTCCGTAGAGATCTCGCTTACGTTCGGCATCAACGGCACGGGTGTCAAAGGAGATGTGACAGTTACAACAGCACAGCAGGAGATGGCAAGCTACGTATTTAAAGATTCAGTAGCTGGCGCATAAGTAGTTTAACTAGGGGGTGACATAGGTCACTCCCTTTTATTTTGAGTAAAGGAGTAAAAAATGGCAGATATCATCATAAATGGAACGTCTTATCCTTTAAAATTCGGAATGAAGTTTCTACGAGAGGTTAACAAGCGTAATGTGGTACCAGTAGAAGGTATGAAGGGTGTAACAGAAAATGTCGGCATGAAGTGGATGATTGCAGAGCTCATGGATAACTCTGTAGAGGCTCTTGCAGACGCTATCTTCACAGCTAATAAGACCGAGTCACCTAGATTGACTTTGCCCGAGATTGACGAGTTCCTGGACAATGAGGAGACCGATATCGACGGAGTTTTTAATGACGTGATAGGTTTTTTAGAGACAGCCAATGCTACCAAGAGGCTAGTACAGGATATGAAGGATATGGTAGCGAAGAAGAAAGCGGAGATGGAGCTGGAGGACGAGATCATCTAGACGAAGAGGCTTTGTATCGTCAAGTAGCTATAGATTGTTTCAGATACTTCGGATTTACATCGTTCGACCAAGTAGATAGGCTGACTATTTACGAGTACAACATTCTGATTGAGGCGGAAAACCTTAAGCAAGTAGATAGGGACTATAGGAATCACCTACAGGCATACCTAAACTTCCAGGCAACGGCCAAAAAGAATGTTGGTAAGAATAAGCAGAAACCAGTATTTGATAAGTTTATCAAGTTCTTCGATTACGACAAAGCAATTAAGAAGGTGCAGAGTAAGAAGGCCGAAAAGGGTCGTCTCTCTGCGCTTAGTAAATTTTTGAAAGAAAGGAGGGCGGACGAATAATGGCTGAATCTTTTTCCGTAAAGGCACTTCTATCGGCGCAAGATAAGAACATGTCATCAACCTTTAAGAAGGTGCTCGGTACGACTGATTCTCTTGGATCTCGATTAAAAAGTGGTATCGGATTCGGTGCGCTGATGTCGATAGGTGGCGGAGCAGTACGATTCCTCGGTAACGAGATGCGTAATCTCATGTCGGAAGTCAACGAGACTAATAGTGCGTGGAAATCATTCTCCAATAACATGGCTATGTCTGGCATGGGACAAAAGCAGATACGAGCCACGAAGAGGGACTTGCAAGCGTTTGCAGTTAAGACCGTGTATTCTTCAAAGGATATGGCATCTACATTCGCACAGCTTTACGCAGTCAATAAGAAGACTACTACATCACTTGTAAAGGGTTTTGGTGCGGTTGCTGCTGCTTCTGAAAATCCTAAACAAGCTATGAAGACGATATCAACGCAGGCAACTCAAATGGCTGCAAAACCAACGGTAGCATGGCAAGACTTCAAGTTGATGCTCGAACAGTCACCAGCAGGACTCGCTCAAGTAGCGAAGGCTATGGGTATGACAACGGCTGAACTAGTTAAGAATGTCCAAGATGGCAAGGTCAAGACCGAGGACTTCTTCAAGGCAATGGAGAAGATGGCAGACAACAAAGCCCTCATGAAACAGGCTCAGCAGTACAAGACGCTAGGTCAAGCTGCAGAGGGTTTGAGAGCAGTTATAGCATCAGGTCTAGCACCAGCATTCGACGCACTCACTAGAGGCGGAGTATCAATTCTATCAAGTATGATGGAGGGCATATCAAAGCGATTTGCAATCTTGAGTAATGCCTTCAAGGGAGTTGGTAAAGCATGGGGGTCGGCATTTAGTGCAATAGGTAAAGAGCTTGATAAACTTAAGGCTAAAGATGGTCTAAAGAACTTCGAGTCTGGGGCTAAAAGTGCAGCTAGTGCTATGAAAAGCCTAGCAAGTGCTGCCAAGGCTAACGCGAAGCCTATAGCGTACCTCATACACCACATACCAGAGCTTATAGAAGTATTTATAGGTTTAAAAATAGCGCTAAAGGCTGCTAAATACCTTAACGCGACAGCAAAAGGTGCGGAAGCAGCGGCAAGCGTGCTACCTAAAGTAGGTACAGCAGCTAAAGTATCAGGATCGCAAATGTTAGGTTCTGCAAAAGCCTTTATGGCTACAGGTGCAGGTGTTCTGATGATAGCTGCAGGTTTCTACATAATGGCTAAAGCTGCGGTAATGCTTGCGAAGTCGGGCAAGGGTGCTATAGGTGTATTCGCTGGAATGGCAATTGCTATAGGACTACTTGGTGTAGGCCTAGTAGTGCTCACAAAGGCAATGAGCTCGATGAATCCGGCAAAACTAAAAGCAATGTCAGTCGCAATGTTGGCGTTCGGTGGTGCGATAGTGTTATGTGCTGCGGGAATGTGGATACTATCTAAGGCGGCTAAAACTATCTCCGATGGCGGAGGATTAGCCGTTGCGGTTCTTGCAGGTATGGCAATAGCTATCGGACTACTTGTAATAGCATTCGCTAAGTTCGGACCCGCTCTCGATGCAGCAATCCCAGCGATGCTCACGTTCGGTGCAATGGTACTGATGATAGGTGCGGGCATATGGCTAGCGGCGAAGGGAATAGCAGCAGTAGTTACCGCGTTCTCAAGCCTAGTTGATTCTGTTACTGGACTCATTAACGTACTACCTATGGCGGCTCAATACGGCTTACAGGCAGCAGGTGGCATAGCGCTAGTCGGCGTTGCGTGTGTAGTAGCGGCGGCTGGAGCAATAGTGCTAGGGATAGCTATGATCGCATTCGGTGTAATGGCTCTAGCTACAGGAGCAATGCTAATCGGAGCTGGAGCAATGGCAATGGCGGGTGGTATTATGTTCCTCTTGTTTGGAATCATGGTAGGCTTGGCGGCGGTCGGAGTTGCGGTTCTTGCGTTAGCCCTTAAGGCGGTCAACGTATCAATGAAAACAATAGCAAGTAACGCTAAAGCCTCTGCATCAGCACTAGTAACTATGGTGGGCTCAATCAACATAGTTAAGTCTGGACTAAATGCAATAGGCTCTGCAGCAAGCTCGGCTATGAACAAACTTAAGTCGGCGTTTAGCAGTGCAGCACAAGGGGCAACCTCTTCGGGCTCGTCAGTCGGTAATAATTTCAGCAACGGTCTATCTAGCGGACTGAATTCCGCTGTAGCAAAGGCGCGTAGCATATGCAACACCATCAAGAGTGTTCTTAATTCTGCAGGTAGCGGAGCATACTCAGCGGGTGTCTATATCGGTGTAGGGCTTGCTAACGGTATGGCATCCCAAGTAGGCAGAGTGAGAAGTGTTGCGAAGACATTAGCAGATGCGGCGGACATTGCTATCAAGAAAGCGCAGATAATCCGTTCTCCTTCGCATAAGCAATTCGACAACGGTGCCTATATCGGACAAGGTCTCATTAACGGTATCAAGAGTAAGGTAAGAGATGTTAAGGTTGCTAGTACAAAGTTAGCTAGTGCATTCTCACCTCAGCTAGGTATGGTAGGCATTGGCGGCGGTAATCTTGGACTATCTAACGAGTATGAGTACAACTCTGCTGCAAGGTACGAAATCCATGTACATAGTGAGATTGACGGAAGAGAAGTTGCATATGCGACTGTTGACGATCTCACAGAGCTACAGGCACGAAATGAAAAGCGCGACCGCAGAAGAAAGGGAAGGTTCTAATATGTATAAGTTTACTGATACAACATCTAATCAGACCTCTGCGGTTAGACCGGGCGAGGCAATGTCAATTAATGGTAGGTATATCGAGGATATTATTCCTGGATACAGGACACTAACGGTACAGGGGCGGGAGCTACTCGCCTCTGACCTCACTACCGCAGAGATGGCCTCTAGAGACGGCTCGATTCTCAAGAATAGACGATATCCGTCAAGGTCGATAACTATTACCTATCAGCTAATTTGTGCCGATAGCGGAGCATTTCGGAACGCATACGACAAGCTGAACGAGGTTCTTAATACTGTCAACGCAAAGATTATATTTGCCGATCAGGACGACCGATTCTATATCGGAACTCCAAGGAACTGCGGAGACGTGCCAACAGGCCGCAATTCTGTAGTAGCTGACTTTGAGATACTCTGTCTAACACCGTTCAAATTCAGTACGAGCGAGTATACGGTACAGGCTGTTGATGGAGTATTTAATGTTAACTACAACGGTACGGTGCCTAGTTCGCCTCTGTTCTCCGTCGATTTTGCACAAGCACAGCATGGGGAGAGTGGATACGTGGTATTTTCTGACGCACAGAGCCACGTTATACAACTAGGTGATCCGAAGGAACTCGATACAACCTCCCATACAGAGAGTGAAACCCTTATAGATGATAAGTTCAACGAGGCTACTCTCAATGGTTGGAGTAAGAACGTAGGTAAGTCACACGAAGGACATTTATATCAAGGTGCTTTTCAAGTTAAGGAGTCGGGCGGCAAGTACATAACACCATCTAGTTATGGCTCGAATATGAGCGCTGAATTAAGCGGTCCTTCTGTAACAAAAGATATACCCGCTGATAGCTCTGGAGTTAAAGGAGCGAAGAACTTCGAGATGTCCTATTATCTCGTGTGGTCGCTAAATGACAGTTGCGACCCTAGATGCCTTGGAACATATGAGTGCATGATTCATGACGCGAGCGGTAATGTTGTAGCTGGGGTAGAGCTTAAGAAGTGGTACTCGGGAACTGCAGCTAATGCGAAGATATACGCGGGCGGTAAGTATGTGCATTACTTCGAGTTCGATGCGGGGTACTTCTCCGATTGGTTCGGTTTCGGTTACTCTGGACACCCTCCAGTAAGGACTATATCGATTAGCAAGATTGGTGATCAGTTCCGATTCAACGTAGCGGGGCGCTTATTGTCGTTCACGGTGCCAGAGGGCAGGGATATGAAAGCGACTAAGGTTACATTTGCCTCTACAAAGTATAGAGGTATGGGAGACACTTACCCTCCTATGCTCAACTACCTATTCTGGGTAAAATTCCGAAAAACCAATGTCGAGAAATTCGACGATATTCCGAATAAATTCGCTAGGGGCGATAATCTCGTAGCTGATTGCTCGGACGGTTCCATAAAGGTTAACAACCTACCTAGACCAGATTTAGGGGCATTAGGTAACGACTGGGAGACGTTGAAGTTAGTACCAGGGCAGAACAGAATCAACTTTGCTTGCTCATCATTCACAATAGATGAGCCTGTAGCAAAGCTCACATATAGGGAGGTATACCTATGATTATCTACTTTGCCGATAGGAAAATGCAGATACTTGGTCAAGCCTCCACCAACCTTAATGACGGTATATTTATCATTGATGACAGTAAAACGGAGCATGTGTCGAACGGTGTCGTTATCTTCGAGGCTACAATCCGCTATGGTGATACATCGGAAAAAGACATGCGAAAGCTCTGCGCTGCAGGTAATTATTTGCTGCGCAAGCATAATGCAGAGAACGAGTTTTACACAATAATCGACCGTGAGTTTGATGAGGAAAAGAAAGAGGTTACATTATACTGCGAAGATGCAGGGATGGACCTACTTAATTCCATTGCAGAAAAGTACGAGGCGTCACAAGCATATACAGCAGTAGGATATATTGAGGAGTGGATACGTGGCACGGGTTTTGAAATAGGCGTGAACGAGATCTCAAATTTAAAGAGAAAGCTCAAGTGGGACGGAGAGAGTACTGTAGCCGAACGTATTGCCTCAATTGCAACACAATTTGATAATGCAGAGGTGTCCTATTCGTTCGAGGTCGAGGGAATGGCAGTCAAAAAGCTATTAATTAACCTATGGAAGAAGAGAGGTAAGGACGCGAAGGTACAGCTACGTCTCGGAAGGGATGCAAAGAACATACGCGATAAAGAGTCAGTTCAGACGCTCGCAACAGCTCTAAAAGTTACGGGCGGAACTGCAGAGGGAAGTAGCGAGCCTATAACACTGGCGGGGTATAGCTACGATGATGGAGACATCTACACCGATGGGAAACTCCTCAAGTCGAGGAGTGCGGTTGCTAAATGGGGTAGTACTTGGAGCAACGGAAAACATATCGAGCGCCCATACAGTTTTGAAACTACATCACAATCAGAGTTATGCGCTCATGCGGTTACAGAGCTCAAGAAACTGTCTAGTCCTACTAAGACCTATGAGGTCGATATCGTGACTATGCCAGAAAACCTATCTATAGGCGACATAGTGTACATTGTCAACGATAGAGGAGAGCTCTATATATCAAGCAGACTGCTTGAGCTCAAGACCTCTGTATCGGGCAAGAAGATTGAGGCTAAACTGGGCGACTTCGTAGAGGAGGACAGTGGTATCGATGACCAGGTGAGGTCACTTGCTGACAAACTAGCGAACATTAACACCTCACCTGGATCAACAGCAAGTACATTAAGTCTGACCGTTGAGAGCTCTAGGGGTGTAGTGTTCACCGACACGTTAGTTGATACGACTCTTACAGCTCACGTGTACAAGGATGGGCGAGAATTAACTGCTAGCGAAGTAGCTAATGTTGGTAAAGTTGTGTGGTACAAGGATGGCGTTAAGGCTCACGAAGGTACAACATACAGAGTACAGAACGTAGAGGCGGTGAGAGTGTCCGCTCAATTGGAGGTATAATATGGAAATACTCGCAACAGACAGCATAAACCTTACCTCGATTAAGTCGGTTAATGACAAAGCAATAGAGGCTGCGAAGACCGCAACGGATTACATGAAGTTCGAGGCAGGGACGGGACTAGTTGTATCGAAGAATGCGAAGTCTAACGAGGGTGCATCAACGGTGCTAACTGATAACTCTTTGCAGATTAGGAAGGACGGGAAAAAGAGCGCTGAATTTGCAGAGGATAGAATCAGCTTTTTCGAACAAGACAAAAAGCTAATTGATATCAAGAGCATTAAGGATGCGAAGGACGGCGACTATAATATTAAAGGGGCCTCTATTGACTGTGGAGGAACGGGCGCAGTAAATGTGTTCGCGAATGACATAATTAATCAAGGTCTACATGCGGCATTTACCGCTACAGCAGGGTCATACAATTACGACACTAACACGTCTAGGTTCAAATCAGCAGCCGCAGATCTTACATCTATAAGTAAATCGGGCATAACATCTCTTATCGTAGAGAGTGATGGCTCGAGAGCAGACGGTGTAATCGCTAGCATATCGTTCTCCGACAGGCTAGACGGAATAATCGAGCCTGTAATTGAGTTTGATAACAAGGGCACTGTTATCGCTAGGGCGGTGCGAGCTGACTCTATAGAGGGGTTATACGAGGATTCTCAAGTAACTGCTGGCGGTGTTGTATGGAACGTTCGCAAGTATGCAGATGGTACAGCTACCGCAGAGGCGGAGTGGCGCGGTACTGTCTCCGCTGCAAATGCGTGGGGCCCCGTATATTACTCAGGTGGAACAAGCACAGCGTTACCGCCTGGACTCTTCATATCTACACCGCTTACAAGTGTGGAGATTGAGGCGCCAGATGGTGAGCTATGGACGACTCGTAAGATGTCAACTAAGG